TCGCGTCGGATCTCGGCGTGTTCTTCAACGGCGCGATCTCCTAGATCGCGGAAAGGAGCCTCGGGAATGTGGATCGCCGGCAAGAGGATGAAGATCAAACGGAACGGTTCGTACGTCTGGATCAACCCCGGCGATCCCGTTCCCGAGGCAGAGACCTGGCCGAACCGCGACTCCTGGGAGCGGACAGGTCACATACGCAGGACCCGGCGCACGTCGGAGGTAGCGGCGGCAGTCGCTACCGAGATCCGGCACGCGCCTCGGCCCCACATCGTTTCCCGCCCGGAGCCCTCCCTTGCTTCTCCTGTGGACAGCGTTCCTGACACCGGGCGGGAGACCCCTACCACCCCCGAGGGAGCGGACACGGCGCCGATCGCGGAGCCCGAGCCGACCCCTATGCCGATGCCGAAGCCGCGCGCCGAGAAGGATGAGACCCCCCCAGCGCCGGCCAAGCGGCAACGTGAGACGTGCCCCTACTGCGGCGGCGACTTCCTCGACCTGTCCCGGCACGTGTGCAAGGAGGCCCCCGGCTACACGCCGAAGCCCAGGGCGAAGAAGAAGAGCAAGCGGGGCAAGAAGAAGTGAGCTGGAACTACACCGGCCGGCCGTCGTCGTGTGACCGAGACGAGGTACGCTTCCTCCTGGGCGATACCGACGCCTCCGATCCCCTGGTGACAGACGAGGAGATCGCATGGGCGATCGAAAGCCAGGGGACGCTCCGGCTCGCCGCGGCGGTCTGCCTGCGTGCTCTCGCGTCCAAGTTCTCGCGCTACGTGACCCGCCGTGTAGGGGACGTTTCGCAGAACTGCTCCGAGATGGCCAAGGCGTTCCGGGACCGGGCCGACGAGCTGGACCCGAGCGGCCTGACGGCGCGACCGCTGGCGCTGCCCAGCTTCGGCGGCCTCTCGATCTCGGAGAAGGAGACCCTAGCCGAGGACACCGACGCGGTGCAGCCGCGGTTCAGGCGCGGCATGAACGACATTCCCGGCGGCCCGCCCGACGACGGTCTCGACGACCCGGAGTGGATACGATGATCGGCCAGGGCATCAGGGTCATCGATCGCGGCTGGAACGCTATCGCTCGCAAGCTGCTAGCGCTGTCCGACGGCCGCGTTGCCTCGGTAGGTGTCCAGGGCGAGCAGGCGCTGGCCGACCATGACGGCCTCACGAACGCGGAGCTGGCCGCGATCCACGAGTACGGAACGCAGGACGGCACGATCCCTGAGCGTTCATTCCTTCGGTCCACCGAGGCCGACGAGGAAGACTGGATCTCCGGCGAGCTGGCCAAGATCGCCAAGGAGAAGGTTTTCAAGGGCAAAGATCCCGAAGGCTCGATTCTCTTGATGGGCGAGGGGTTCAAGGCCAAGGTCATCAAGAAGATCAAGGCGGGCCTCGAACCCCCGCTGGCCGATAGCACCGTGGCGGCCCGCGGCGGCTCCGACACTCCGCTGTGGGATACGGGTCAGCTCGTGAACGCGCTCTCGGCCGAGGTGGTCGACCCGCGTGAAAAGAGGGCCTCGTGATGCCGGACTGTCTCGCAGGCGCGGTCAACGCGGAGTCGTCGCCCGTCGAGGTGCTGCGCCGCAACGCCGGGGCCTACGACGGCCACGGACGGTGGCGGGCGGGCGGGGATGAGTACCTCACGATCTCGGCGGCGGTCCAGCCGCTTCGATCCGAGGAGATCCTACGGCTCGAAGACTCGCGGCACGTCAAGGCGGCGATCAAGATCTACACCACCACGCTGCTCCGCACGGTCAGCCCGTCCGGGGCGCACCAGCCGGACATCGTGACGTGGTGCGGCGCCGAGTACGAGGTCGAGGGCGTCGACGATTGGAGCGGCGCCGGCGGCTACGTCAAGGTGATTGCGGTGCGGCGTGAGGGCCAGGGATGAACCTCGCGGATCCCATATCCCTGCTCGCGTTCGAGGACGCGGTCCAGGAGTGGTTCCAGGAGGCGATCGAAACCCAGGCGATCTGGGCGGTCCAGTCGGCGCCCCGGCCGCAGTACCCCTATGGATCGTTGCGGATCATATCCGGCCCCGTCCCGGCTTCGCCCGCTTTCGAGCAGAAGACCGAGACGGACCTCACTAGGCCGCTGGGCCAAGAGGTGGAGTTCCAGACGCGCGTGCCGTGCACGTTCGTGGTCTCCTGCCAGGCGCATGTGACGCGGCCGGACGGGAACAACCCGAGCTTCTACGCGCGCGCCCTGATCTCGCGGGCGACCGCGCGGTTGTATCTGCCCTCGGTCCAGGAACGGTTTCGCGCGGCGAACATCGCGGTACAGCGCACCGGGCCGGTGACGGACATCTCGGCGATCGTGAACGACGGTCACGTATCTCGGGCGGGTGTCGACGTGACTTTCAACGCGGCGCTCGGCCTCAGTGAGTACACGGGATACATAGCGAAGGTGGCGGCGTCCTCGACGGAGTTGGGGATCGACCAGGTATTCGGAGACGTCTAGCAGAAGGAGAGAGACCAATGAGCCTCAACGATATCGTACAGGTCACGATCACCACGGCGACGTCGGCGCCGTCGAGGGTCGGCTTCGGCATCCCGCTCGTGATGGCCTATCACACGAATTGGCCGGAGCGCGCGCGGGAGTACACCGAGGTCGCGGACATGGTCACCGACGGGTTCGCCGCGACCGATCCCGCGGTGCTCGCGGTGACCGCGCTCCTCGCGCAGAACCCGAAGCCGCAGTACGTGGTCGTCGGGCGCGAGGAGAACACGTCCAAGATGAAGATCAACCTCGTTCCGACCGCGCAGAACTCGACCGACTACACGGTCTATCTGAACGGCAACGAGGCGACCTTCACCTCGGACGCTACGGCGACCGTGGCCGAGATCACCGCCGGCCTGAAGACGAAGATCGATCTGCTCGGCGAGTCGGTGACCGTGACCGACAACACGACCGATCTCGACATCGAGGCGGACACCGTCGCGGATCAGTTCAGCTTCTACACCGCGGACCGGACCCTGATCGACATGAACGACGTCACGCCGGACGCGGGCGGCGGCATCGCCGACGACATCGCCAAGGTGAGGATCGAGAACGATGACTGGTATACCTGCCACCTCACGACGCAGGGCAAGGACGTCATCAAGGCGGCGGCGGCGCACATCGAAACGCTGTACAAGATGCTGGTCGTGTCCTCGCCGGACACCGACATCTACGACGGCGCGTCGACGACGGACGTAGCCTACGAGCTACAGGCGGCCGGGTACGCGCGGACGGCGCTCATGTATCACTACAAGAGCAACGTCCAGTTCCCCGCCTGCGCCTGGGCCGGGCGGTGTCTGCCGAAGGACCCCGGCTCGATCACTTGGAAGTTCAAGACGCTCTCGGGCGTGGACTACATGAGCTTCACGACCACCGAGGAGTCGGCGATCGAGGCGAAGGACTGCAACATGTACGTCCGCATCGCCGGGCTGTCCATGGCACAGGAGGGCGTGACGTCATCGGGCGAGTTCATCGACGTCATCCGCGGAACCGACTTCATCCGAGCGCGGTTGCAGGAGTACATCTTCGCGGTGCTGAAGAACGCGGACAAAATCCCGTTCACGAACGCCGGGATTTCGACGGTGGTCGCCGAGGTGCTGGCGGTGCTCCGGCTCGCGGTCGGAAACGGGATCTTGACGGAAGACCCCGCGCCCACGGTACAAGCCCCGCTCGCCAGCGCGGTCTCGGCCGCGGACAAGGCCAGCCGACTGTTGCCGGACGTGAAGTTCACGGGCACGCTCGCGGGCGCGATCCACGCGACGCAGATCAGCGGAACGATCTCGGTGTAGCCGAGGAGAGAAGGAGAAAAGAAGATGGCCAACCTCACGACCTACGATCCCGACGATGTATCGGCGGTCTTTGCGGGAATCCCGATCGCCGGGTACGCAGACGGGACGTTCGTGGAGATCGAGCAGGACGAGGACGACTTTTCCCTGACGGTCGGCTCCGACGGCGAGGCGTGCCGGGCGAAGACGAACAACAGGGCGGCGTCGATGACCGTGACGCTGCTCCAGTCGTCCGCGACGAACGACCTGCTCTCGGCGAAGCGCAACGCCGACATCCTCACGCCCAGCGGCGACGGGATCGGCGCGTTCATGGTCAAGGACAACTCGGGGACGACGGTCTGCAACGCACAGAAGGCATGGATCGTCAAGCCGCCCGCGGTGGTCTACTCGCGGGGCGTGGAAGCGCGCGCCTGGACGTTCAAGACCGATTCGATGGACTGGTTCGTCGGAGGTAACTGATGTCACAGAAGGAAGCGCAGACGGAACGGATCGGCGATCACGACTACGAGATGTTCATGCTCGCGCCGATGCGAAGCCACGGCCTCTTGATGGACGTCGCGAAGATGGTCGGGCCGGCTCTCGGCTCGGCCGTCGGCGCACTCGTCGGCGGAGATGCGAAGGACATCATGGAGCGCGAGGTCACGCCGGACCTGCTCTCGACGGCCCTGGGCAAGCTCTTCCTCGACCTGAACAAGAAAACCCTGGAAGACGTGATACGCGCGTTCTCCGAGGTGACGTTCGTCGACGGAAAGCCGCTGACCAAGATCTTCGACGACCACTTCCACGGCGCCCTCGAGGACCTGTACCGCTGGCTCGCGTGGGGCTTCAAGGTGCAGTGGGGAAAATCGCTGGGCGCCTTGGTGAGCGGCACCGGTGGCCGAGGCGCCCTGTCAGCGCTGATGCAGCTCGGGGCGTCCCGATCCCCGAGCACCTCGACTGGCTCGTCTGGCGGCCAGTCATAGCGCGGGTCGCGACGCTAGAGGAGATCGCGACGTACTACGATCTCCTCGAGCTTCTCGATCTGCATGAGGCGATGGACCTCCAGGAGGAGGCCGACGGAGTAGCGAGCGAGGCCGGCCATGGTCGTTAAGGAACTAGTCGCCCTCCTCGGGGTGAAGACCGACAAGGCGTCGCAAAAGCGCGCCGAGGGCGGCATGAACCGCCTGATCGGTCTCGCCAAGGCCGCCGCCGTCGCGTTCGCCGGGCTCAAGATCGTCCAGTTCCTCAAGGGCACCGTCAACGAGGTCGCGACCCTGGGAGATCGCTTCGACAAACTCGCGAAGCGGACCGGCCTCGCTGCGTCGAAGCTCCAAGAATTGGAGCACGCGGCAGAGTTGAGCGGCGCGAGCCTCGGCGACATCGAGACCGCGATCAAGCGCCTCCAGTCGTCGCAGGTGGAAGCCGCGGACGGATCGGCGGAGTATGCCGACGAGTTCAAGCGGATGGGCTTGGAGGTCAAAAACGCCGACGGCACGTTCAAGGACACGACCGATCTGCTCGTCGAGATGTCCGACGGGTTGAAGGGCCTCAAGGAAGGGTCCGACGCGCTCCGCGAGATGATGGGGGAGATGGAGCAACTCGGCGGGATCATCGACGACGAGATGATCCAGGCTACCGCCGACTATATCGACAACCAGCGCCGTATGCAGGTCGCGATGCGCGGGGTCAAGAACGCGATCGCGAAGGAGTTGATCCCGAAGATCAACGATCTGACCGATGCCTTCATCAAGTGGTGGAAGGCCAACGGGCAAGTCATCCGACAGCGACTCGGGCTCGTCTTCGGCAAGCTCGGCGCGATCATCTCCAAGAACGTCAGGTTCTTCGGGGATCTGTTGCGGCGCGTCTACGACTTCCTGGACCAGCTAACACCGCTACAGAAAAAAATACTAGCGGTCGGTGCCGCGGTCACTGGCCTGGGCGTCTTGCTCAGAGCCGGGCCGATAGGTCGCTTTCTGCTCCTCGCGACGGTCATAGCCGGAGTCATCGAGGACTTTCAGACATGGAAGGAAGGCGGGAAGAGCGCGATCGGAACGATCATGGCGAAGCTCGGCGAGCTGCTCGATATGGATCTGTCCTACGAGCAATG